CTGCAAGCCCCGTTTCGAACGCATGCCGGAGGCTGTACTGTGTTCGACCAGCGAGATCCACATGGGCACGTTTGCACGCCCCCTTGAGGTGTTTGTTCGAAATCTCCGGACGAAGGAGCCTGCCGTTGACCAGGAAGAAGAAATCGTCATCGGCCATGGTATCTGCCAGCTCGTCGAGATACTCGCAGGTGATCGTCGTGAGAATGCCAGCCTTGTACTTCTGCCCCAATAGTAAATCACTTAATTTGTGTTTTGTCACACTTTTTATACATTTTCGCTTGACATGTACCGAAAGTGGTGATATGAACTAGGTATGATGTATGGAAAAAGTGACATAAAGCAATTACAGGCTGTCCTGACGGACGAAGAAAAGGCGGTCATGCAGACCGTCGTCCAACAGTCTGGGATGAAGCAGAAGTATTGGCTTCGAAAGCTCATCCTCGACGCGATCAGCACCAGCACGCAAGGAGCAACATATGGAAATCCCAACAATCGCTGACTTCCAGCGCCTTGAGTCCGAGTTGGCCGAGGTGAAGGCGATCCTGTCGCTGTACGCCCAGAGGACGCCCGTCCCCAAGGTGGTGACAATCGCCGACATCTCGCGCATGGAAGGGGTAAGCAAGAGCCAGCTGTACCAGACCGAGCAGTATCTGCTTCCCCGCTTCGGGCAGAGTGCGTTCCCCGTCGGTTCGGTGCGTTGGACACTCGACGAATATCTTGAGTGGTCGCGCAGGGACCCATCCGAGCGTCACCGCGCATGGATGGCGCATCTCGATGCAGAACGCAGACGATGTGCGCAATGAAACGGGGTTCCTCCACTCCCCGTAATCGTTATACAGGGTTCCCCGCTACCCAGAGAGCGGGAGGCGTGCAGGTAGCAGGCGGGGTTCATACCCCCGCCGTCCCCGTCCAAGTCGGGGAGCGTCCTAAAAAAGATGCCAGCACCCGGGCAAAGGATGGCTGGCATCAGGTAATCGGCATGGGTGGGAATCCCACTCATTGATACCGCAAGGATACTCGATATTCTTGCACGACACAACCGCACAGCGGTTAGGGAGACACGGTTATGAGTAACCAGAACCCAAAAAGCGACGAGATGCTCAAGAGCCTCGCCGCCCAGTTCGCCAGCCAGTCGATGGCAATCTTTCTGCAACAGAAACAGGAAGCCCGGGAAGAGGAAATCTACCACGTCGAGCTGGTGGATGAGCTGAAAGTCCGCATCGAGGACCTCGAGCAGGCTCTCGCGGAGAAGGACGAGGAGCTTGAGCAGATGAAGCTCAGGGATGAAAAGCGCTCGACCGCCATGCAGGTAATTGCGAAGGAGCGCGACGAGTTCAAGTCGTGGTGGTCAAGGCAACTAGACACCAACAACGACCTCCGCAAGGAGATCGGGGCGCTCAGGGAGAAGGTCACCATCGGTTCCGTCGAGGAGAAGGAGGTTGTCAATGGATAGCAACATCGAGCGCTTCGTCCGCACTACGTATGCGGACCGTGAGTCATGGCTGGCAGGGCGTGAGGAAGGTATCGGAGCTTCCGAGGCAGCCTCCGTGCTCCAGATCAGCCCGTGGGTCAGCAAGATCCGGCTGTGGGAAGAGAAGGTCGGCATACGTCAGCGCGAGGACATCTCCAGCAAGCCGGGTGTCCAGCGCGGGATCGACGAGGAGCCGATCATCCGTCAGCAGTTCATAGAAGACCATCCGGAGTTCGAAGTTTCCTACGCACCGTACGAGATCCTCTCGCTCAAGCGAAAACCCTTCATCAAGGCTTCCTTGGACGGCGAGATTGTGGTGGTCAGGGAAAACCATTACAAGCTCCCGGTCGGCTCAAAGGGCGTGCTCCAAGTGAAGACCGGGTCATACAGCTCGCCCAAGTATCTGGACAAGTGGCAGGGCGACACCCTCCCCGACTTTTATTTCGCACAGGAATGCCAGGAACTGCTGGTGACTGGGTGGGACTTCGCATGGGTACAGGCCAAGCTGTTCCGCATCGATCGCGTCTACGCGAAGGGCGGCAGCAACTTCTTCTTGCCGGACCAGTATGAAACCTACTTCCTCATCCGGGCAAACGACCCTGCGGTCGTAGAGAGCATGCAGGCGATCGAGGAAGCCGACACCCAATTCTGGCACGATGTACAGACCCGGCATTGTCCGGATGTAGCGGTCTGAGGAGGACCATCATGGCGACAACGGAAAAGAACATCATCATCACCGCCGAGGTAAAGCAGGGCGAGATCATCAACAATTTTTCAGCCATCAAGACCCAAGTGGAAGCGAAGATAGCCCCCTACGTGGGGCTCATCTTCCAAGACGACGACATCAGGGACGCCAAGACGACCTTGGCAGACCTGCGCAAGATGCGCACCGTCATCGAGGACAAGCGCAAGGCGATCAAGAAGCAGTGGAACGAGCCGTACGATGCCTTCGAGAAGGAAGTCAAGCAGATCACCGAGATCATCGACCGCCCGATCATGGAGATCGACGCGCAGATCAAGGACTTCGAAGAACGTCGGAAACAGGCGAAGCGCGAGGAATGCGACGCGATCATCGACTTGCTTTTGGATGCGATCGAGAACGATGGTGATCGCGACTTCGTGAAAGCCTGCACGATCGTGTTCGACGAGCGCTGGCTGAATGCCACCACCGCGATCACCCAGGTGGAGAAGGACGTGAAGGCTCAGATCGACAAGATCCTCGCCGACGCGAAGACGATCACCGAGGTGTGCGAGGCCGACGACATGCTCACCGATCTGCTGGTCGAGTACCAAAGCTCCAAGGATCTGTCGGCGGTCCTCATGAGGCGCAAGCGCATGGTCGAGCAGAAGGAAGCCGCCGCACGGCTGGCTGAGACCCGCAAGGCCGAACAGGAAGCACGCAGAGCCCAACAGGAGGCTCAGGAAGCCAAGCAGGCTGAGGAGCCGAAGGAAAGGACGTGGCTGAACCCGGAAGTCAAGACAGAGGTACCACAGGCCGAGCCCGAGGCCCAGGCATCCCCCAACCCCAGCATCGCGTTCGCTGTCGAAGGTCCTGTTGATGCGCTCAAGGCTCTGGTGGCCTATCTCAAGGCCAGCAAGGATCTGGAAGTCAGGAGACTTTACCGACACACCGCCCATGGCTTCGTCCATTGGGAAGAAGAGGAGTAGATAATTATGTCATACGTCAACGAAGCAAAGAACCAATCTTTGGCGAAAAGCGCACCCGCACAGACCGCGCTCGGTGCGATCAAGAAGATGACCAGCGACCCGAAGATGCTGGCACGGTTCCAAGACGTGCTTGGAAAGAAGGCCCCGCAGTTCCTCGCCTCGGTCGTGTCCGCGGTGTCGGCCAACCCGCAGTTGCAGAAGGCCGACCCAATGACGGTCATGGGCGCGGCAATGGTGGCGGCAACGCTGAATCTCGATATCAACCCGTCGCTCGGCTTCAGCGCGATTGTACCGTATGACCGCAACCGAAAGGATGCTTCCGGAAATTGGTACAAGACCACCGAAGGCCAGTTCCAGATCATGACCAAGGGCTTCGTCCAGCTGGCGATCCGCAGTGGGCAGTACCGCAACATCAACGTGACCGAGGTCTATGCCGACGAGTTCGAAGGCGAGGACATCATCACCGGGGAAGTGATCATGCACCCGGTGGCGAACGGCTACCGCTTCAAGGGCGAGTACGACAAGGTGGTCGGATACGTGGCCTACCTCGAACTGATCAGCGGCTTCCGCAAGACCGTGTACTGGTCGATCGAGAAGATCCTCAACCACGCCAAGAAGTTCTCAAAGAGCTTTGATACTCGTACCGGGCAGTTCCGCAAGGGGTCGGCATGGGACACCAACTTCGAGGCCATGTGCCGCAAGACCGTGCTCAAGAACACGCTTTCCAGCTGGGGCATCCTGTCGGTCGAGATGCAACGCGCCGTGGTCGCCGACCAAGGCGTGATCGATGACGTGGACAACCTCGACGACGTGGACTACGTGGACAACCCGACCGGCCATGAAAGCGAGTACGAGGGCGAGTCTGAGCCTGCCGACGATAAGCCGGAGGAGCCTCCAAAAAAGGCCGCCAGCGCGTCGGGAACAAAGAAGACGGACACCAAGCCGTCCACACCGAAGAAAGAGCTGCCACAGGCCGACATGGGCGCACAGCACGGCCCGGAGGACTTCGAGGATGACAAGCTGTCCGGCGAAGACCAAGCAGAGCTCGACGCGATCTGGGACAACCAGAACTTCTAGGGGGTAGCACCAGTGAAAGAAGTAACGAAAATCATCAACCAGGGCGACAAGATCAAGGTCGACTTCTACGACGAGAAAGGCTCGTACAAGATGACCGTCGAGACCACCGGGGACAACACACCGTCCCCGGATCTCACCAACGCGATCCGCAAGCTGACGGAGATCTTGGCAAGCCGGCTCGACATGGAGGACAAGCGCAATCACCTGGTCGTCACTGGCGTGGACACCGGAAACGATCCCAAGGGCGACTGGTACCGCGTGCACGGCATCTACTTCGCCCACATGTTCGAGCATGCCATGGTCACCGGGAAACTGCGGCACATGGATGCCGACTTCGGCGATGACGTGATGCAGGGCGATCTTGTGGACCTCGACGACGTGGGCGAGAAGGAAGCCGCCTTGGCTGAGAACTACCCGTACCTGCTCACCACCGACGAGGAGGATGCGATCCTGACCGTATTGGTCGAGGCCCGTAGTTTCGTCGAGGGAAAGCGATCACAGCAGAATCTCGATTTCGAAGGCAATGATCCCGAAGATCACGAAGAGGATGAGGACGATGACGACTACAACGAGGATGATTTTGCCATCGACGAAAGTCTCTTCGATGACGAGGGGGAGCCGGCGTGAACAACGGCAAGATTCTGATCGTCGTAGCCGGGGAACCTGTCGCACAGGGTAGGCCCCGGATTTCTACAGCCGGAGGATTCGCACGCGCCTACGACCCAGCCAAGAGTCGCAACTGGAAGCAGTACGCACGTCTGGTGGCACAGCAGGTCATGGAAGGCGAAAGTACCGTCCTGTGCGGTCCTGTGTCGCTCTCCGTGAGAGTTTACCGACAGATGCCGAAGTCTCTTTCCAAGAAGAAGCGACAACAGGCGATCGAGGGGATGTTGCTCCCCACCACCAAACCGGATTTGGACAACTACGTCAAAGGTGCGACCGATGCGATCAACGGCATTGTGATCAAGGACGACTCGCAGATCGTGAAGTTTCACGAACCGTTCGGCAAATGGTACTCAGACCGACCGAGAGTCGAGATCGAAGTGAAGGAGATATGAGATGTACGAAATAAAAATGGTGAAGGCCATAGAAGCCTTGGGAGCTGAGATCCTCAATCAGGAGAATCAGAAGAATCAGGCGTGTCAGAGAGCAGACAGGTACATAGAGCGCTTTAATCAAGAACAAATGGCACGAAAGGACCTCGAGGCACAGAAAGACAAGCTGGCACACCGAGTGTTTGAACTTGAGAGAAAGGCTGATTTCTTCATGGAAAAGGCCAATAAGCTCGCCGAAGATTCGAAGCAGTTTCCTTTCACCATGAATGAAAACACCGTAATCATCGTCAAGGACGGTGACCAATGGTGCGCTTTCCGAGGGACTTTCAAGAACCTACAGGAAAGCACAGCGGCGTTCGGTGAAGACCCAATTGTTGCAGTATCCAAGCTTCTGGTCGCAGAAGAAACAGCAGAATAATTTTCCCCGGTGGCCGTTGGCTCCACGGACGAGCGCACGCCCGGCGTCCCACCCAGCAGGGCTTATAGATCAGGAGGATATCGTGAAAGAGAAGACCGTAGAGCAGATAGCAAATCAGAGACAATCGGGAAAGACCTACCTCGCGATGGACGAGGAAACGAAACTGAAGATCGAGGCTTTGTACGCCTGCTACAACCTCAACTGCCACCAGATCGGCGACATCGTAAACTGGCCGTGGCAGTCATGTTCCAAGCACATCAAGGTCGTCAACGATTGCGTCGAGTTCGGCAAGACCACCTTCGAGAAGTTGGAAGCCCAAGGCGAGCAGACCATCGCCAAGTACGGCCTTGACATGTACGTGAACGGCATCCCCGAAGTTCACAAGGAAGCGCCTGTCGTCGAGCCGGAACAACTTGCAGAGGAATTCCCGGAGATCGTCAAGCCAACACAGGAGCAGACTTTAACGGAGAGCGAAATCTCGGTACCGCCAGTCGAAGATGCGCCAAAAGCTGAAGAGAAGGCAAGTGAAGCAGAAGAGAGCGCAGAGAGTGAATTTAAGGCCGAGCTGGTCAGGATTGCGAGGGAAGAGGTTCCGGAAGAACCTGCCGATAGGCCGAGTGAACAGGAACTGGATGCGCTCGATGATTTGGGAGTCGATATTTCTGAATACCGAACCCCTGTTCCCCGGAACGATCCCGCCGATCCCGAGCACGACCGTCGTGTACGCAAGGACGTTCCCTTCTACCTGACACTGCAGAACATCATCGACCGCTACGAGGCCGGGGAAATCACCTTCGAGGGCATGATGCTCGACGAATCGCGGGGCATCTTCCGCGTCGACTACGCAATAGCGTAGGTCAATTTTTGATATGGAGGATATTATGTTTGATCTAAACAGGTTCGAGAAGTACAAGAAGGTTGGGAGTGGTGCTGCAAGAAAGCTCCCGATCGAGTATTTGGTGGCTGTGGACAAGACGCAGATCCGTGTGACCAAGGCAGCCGCCGATTTCATCGGAGACCGCCAGAAGGTAAGCGTGTTCATCGACAGCGAAAGCGATAAGGTAGCCATCAGATTCGGAGATAAGGGCGATTTCTCGGTCAGTAGAAGACATGGTGTGCCAACAATATTTGGTGGATCTGCGCTTGCCTATACCGTGGGTGAGTTCGTTGGTCAGAAGCCCTTCGTGAAGATCGTGGATGATAGCACGTTGTTGCTTTCGAAGAGTGATAGGACATGATCCCCCTGGTATTGCTCTGGCTGATCGTAGCGGCGTTGATCGTCGCATTCTTTCGAGGAGGGAAAAGGTGAGGGAATTCAGATTTAACCAACCATGTTACACACACGACCTTTGCGGAGACGAGTGCTTTGGTGTGGTGTGCCCGCACTACCGAGAACCGCCGAGACTCTACCAACGCTGTCACTTCTGCGGAACCGTCTGGACAGTAGTTTATGTCAATAATGGACATGTCAATCTGACCAGTCTGGACGGTCGGCAGTTCAAGCATAATATCTCGGTCAGTGAAATCCAGCTGATCGATGAATTCAAAGATTGTTATCCGGAGGAATAGGGCATGAAATGGTTCAAGCATGACAGCGACGCATCGAGCGACGCAAAGATCAAGAAACTACTGATACGGTATGGTGCGGTCGGTTATGCGGTGTATTTCCATTGCTTGGAGTTGATCGCCGGGAATGTGAGCAACGACAACATTACCTTCGAGTTGGAGCACGATTCCGAGATCATCGCGGACAATTTACGCATAAGAGGCACAAATGACCAGTCGGGCATGCAGATCGTCGAGAACATCATGCGCTATATCATCGAGCTTGAACTCTTCGAAAATCACGATGGCAGAATAACTTGCTTCAAGATGATCAAGCGCCTCGACTCCTCCATGACCAGTAACGCAGCCTTCAGAAAATTGATCCTCGATGCAAAGGACAATCATGACTTTGTAAAAGAAAATCATGACTATAACTCGAAAAGTCATGATGGCGTCATGATAAAAGTGCAAAAAGTCATGCAAGAAAAGAATAGAATAGAACAGAAGAGAATATATAACCCCCCTAACCCCCCTGCTGGGGGAAACGTGGACTCTTCGGACCATCAAAAACCAACCAAGGCCAAGAAACAATTCCTCACCCAAGCCGAGGCCGGACTGTTCATCGACTCAAGACCGGAGATTAGCGTCGAGTTCGGCAACGTGCTCAAGACCTTCGTGCGGAACCGACGGGAGATCAAAAAGCCCATGACTCCCTTGGCTCTCGAGCAGACCATCGAACTGCTGTTTAAGAAGCTGGATTCCGATGCAGAGCGAATAGAGTGCATTCAGCTGTCGATCGCCAACGGATGGACGGGAATATTCCCGGAGCGGATGGTACAAACAAGGGTGTTCAACCAGCCAAAACCGAAACCCCGCAAGCACAGCAACGACCGCTTCGACGACATGCCGGTGGGCGATATCACCCACCTGATGTAGGAGGACGCAATGCAGCAGAAAAAACCCGTGGCATCCATCGTGAACCACATCGGACTCAAGCACGCCAGCATGGTGAACATCACCTGCCCCACCCACGGACCGCACACGGTGATGCGTGCCCAACTCCCCGACGGCCAATGGTACACCGGACGGTGTCCGATCTGCTCGGCCCAAGACGTAGCCGAAGATACCGGATATTTCCCGGTGGACAAGGAAGCCCAGGAACGCCGCAGGGTCATCAATGCGATCGAGGACGCTAAGATCCCGCCGCTGTACCGCTCCTACACCTTCGAGGCATACAAGGTCGTGGACGGCATGACCATGAACCTGTCTTACCAGTGCAAGCAGCTGTTGGCCGGGCATGTGCAGAACCTCGTGCTCACCGGAAAGACCGACACGGGCAAGAGCCACCTGCTGGTCGCCACTCTCATCGAGGCGATCCGACAAGGCAGGAGCGTGCGCTACACGACCGAGGTGGACATGCTGGCCGAGATCAAGGAAGCCTTCCACCTGTACGGCTCCGATCGCAAGGCCATGCAGACGTTCAGCGACTACGACGTGCTTGCGATCGACGAGATCGGCAAGGCCAAGGAGACCGACTACAACGTCTCGGCGCTGTTCACCATCATCGACAAGCGCAGGGTGAACCTCAAGGCAACCCTCTACGCCGGGAACATGGAGCTGGAAGAGTTGAAAACGTACTTCACCGATCCGATGGTGAGGCGCATCAAGGAGAGCGGGATGTTCCTGAATGTGGGCGCATCCGATTGGAGGAATGCGCAGTGAAGCCGCAACACACAGGGGCGAAGATGCTCGCGTCGGCGGTGCTGAACCAAGCCCGCGTCGACTGGCGTGATCCGAACAGGCATGAGGAGGTAGAGGTGTTCCTGTCAGGCAGGATGATCGACCTGTACGTCGCGGTCGCCGGTACCGACAAGACAGCGTACCTGAAGAGCGTAAGGGGGCAGTAATGGCGAAAGGTAAGCGGAACATCCCGCGGGGGAAGCGGTTCGACAAACCGAGGGCGGTGCTGGCATACGACCGTGACCAGACGGCTTACTGTCGGTCGATGACCGAAGCGATGATCAGGTACGGCATACCGTCTACCAGCATGCTTGAGCGGCTCATCGAGAACGGGAACACATGGCAGGGCTACGTCACGTTCGACTGGGCTCTGGACCCACCAAACCAGCAAGGTAGCAACACATGATCGAAGAGGTGCTACGCTTTAGCCATGACGAAGAACCCGCGAGGAAGACGATCGAAATACGACCCGGCATGTTTGAAGAACGTTGAGGGGTTCTGCATGCTCGGCGCGAAGGACGAAGAGCTGGCGAAGTTCCTTGGAATCGCGGTATCCACGCTGAACAAATGGAAGCACGAACATCCGGAATTGATGGAGTCCATAAAAAACGGCAGGGATTACGCAGACCTCCGCGTCGCCGATTCTCTGTACCAGCGTTCCATCGGATTCACTTGCAAGCGTCAACAGCCGTTCAAGCTCAAGCGGACCTACTACGACGATCAGGGCCGAAGGTGCGAGGAGGAGCGCGTGGAGATCGCGGAGTTCTACGATCAGGTTCCACCCGATACCGCAGCTGCCTTCATCTGGCTCAAGAACCGCAGGCCGGACAAGTGGATGGACAAGCCGATCGCCGAACCTACCGGTGAGGATCAGGCCGACTTTGAGAAGGCGCTCAAGGAAAGCGCCGCGAAGCTCTGGGACGACGTTCCCCAGTTGGAGCAATCCCAGGAGGATGACAACCAGTGAAGATAGCCCCTACCCGCATTGATTGGAAATTCTCGATAAAGCACCTGATGATCATGAGCTGGTGGCTACCAGATTCGCCGGTGCGGGACTACTTCGGCATCATCCTCGATGGTGCGGTCAGATCGGGAAAGAGCCTGCCGGGTAGCATCAGCTTCGTGAAGTGGGCCTTCCATCGGTTCCCGGGTGGTGGCGGCGACTTCTTCTTCGCTGGCAAAACGATCCACGCCGTGGTGCGCAACATCGTTAGGCCGCTCATCAAGGCATCGCGTTCGATCGGGTACAAGGTCAACTACAAGAAGGCCGATAATCTGGTAGTCATCACCAGCAAGGCCGGTGTGCAGCACAACTTCTACCTGTTTGGCGGGCACGACGAAGCGAGTCAGGATCTGATCCAAGGATTCACCGCATGGGGTGGGTTCTTTGATGAGGCCCCGATCATGCCGAAGTCGTTCGTTGACATGGCCGTCAGCCGCCTTTCGGTGGAGGGTGCGGTGGTGTTCTTCACCAGCAACCCGCTCAACCCTGCACATTGGTTCAAGAAGGATTTCATCGACCGTGCTCTTGAGAAGGGTTTGCTCTATCTGCATCTCACTATGAACGACAACCTGAGCCTGTCCGAGCGCGTCAAAGCCCGCTATCGGTCGCTGTTCACTGGCGTATTCTTCCGTCGGTACATCCTTGGCGAGTGGTGTGCTGCAGAAGGGCTGATCTATCCGGAGTTCGCCAGCCGAGAGGATCTTGCCTTTGATTTCGACGGCAAATGGAGCGATTACGGCGAGATGTTTGTCGCATGCGACTACGGCATCCAGAATGCTCAGGTGTATCTACTGTTCGCCTATCACACAAAACGTCTCAGGTGGGAGGTTGTGAAGGAGTGGTACCACTTCGGACGCGAGACAGAGAACCAGATGACCGACGCTGAATACTATCGGTATTTGGTTGACTTCGTGGGCAATCTCCCGGTCAGGGATATCATCATCGACCCGAGCGCCGCCTCCTTCATCGCGGTGATCCGCAAGAGCAAGCGCTTCAGGGCAATACTGGCATCCAACGAGGTGGTGGCAGGCATCGGCTACACCGCAAGCCTGTTCCACATCGGCAAGCTGGCGATCGCAAGAAGCTGTGAGCACCTCATCGAGGAACTCGGCGGGTATGTGTGGGACGAGAAGAAGGCAGAACGCACAGGGGAAGAAGCTCCGGTCAAGGTGGGAGATCATGGGCCGGACAGCCTTAGGTATGGATGTGCAACCCACATAAAGAGATACGAAAAAAGATATGGTATTATGATTTCCACAAGGAGGGATAATGTTGTTTAGTGGTAAACATACTAATTATCTTGACTCATTGCGTTACGCTATGTTAAAATATAAAGCATGGAAAGAGAAACAATTATTTATAATGGCAATAAGTATCATAGGTACCCAAATTCAAAACATGAATCCGTTAGATCATATTTTAGGGCGCACTTCAAGAAGAGCCCGACTTATCTTCATAGACAAGTATGGGAAGATGCAAACGGAGATATACCTGATGGGTACGAAGTGCACCACAAAGACGGGAACCCTGCAAATAATCAGATTTCAAACCTCGAACTACGTAAACGCAAAGAGCATCAGAAGTACCACGGGAAACAATTGTCAAAAGCTCAAAGAGACGAGCTTAGAGATAGGATTAATGAGATTAGACATCTTGCTTCTGAATGGCATGGATCGGAAGAAGGGATTGCTTGGCATCGAGAACATGGGAAGAGAACTTGGGAAACAAGAGAGCCGATTGAGGTTGTGTGTAAAGAATGTGGCGCAACCTTTACTACTAAAACCTATCATCAAGAGTATTGCTCAAACAAGTGTAAGGCAAAAGCCAGAAGAAAATCTGGTGTTGATAATGTCGTTAAAAAGTGTGAATTTTGCGGTGCAGAGTACACAACAGATAAATACAGCAAGTCTAGGTTTTGCTCAAATAAGTGTGGAAAACTTAGTTATTGGGCAAAGATACAAAAATAAACAGCACGTAAAAGTTTATATCTCAAGGGAGGCCGCCTGATGAGCATATTCACTGGCCTATACTCGCGGGCAAAGGAGTGGTTTATGAGTTTGTTACCAACCAAGGACATTTTCAAGCAAATGGGGGTATCTCCCCAGTACAGCGCATCCATGCCCGAGCTCATCGAGAGCTGGCGCAATGCGTACCAAGGCCATCCGTCATGGATCGGGACCAACGACAAATCCCTGGGATTCCCCACGGTCGTATGCTGGGACATCGCGAAGAAGGCGATCGGCGAGCTGGAAATCGGCGCGTCGCTTCCCACACCAGAGGGGCAGAAGAACGTCGCGCATGAGGCAACCGAGGATCTCATCAAACGAAGGATCAAGCCGTTCCTCCGCTCACAGGTCGAGTACGCGCTCGCTATGGGTGGCGTGGTTGCCCGGCCTTGGTACGATCAGGACGCGAAGAAGGTCCGCATCGGGTGGTACACCGCCGACATGGCCCTACCCACCGCGTGGGATGGAAAGAAGCTCACCGGGGTGGTGCTGATCGACCGGATTGTGCGCGAGAAGGGCAGTACAAAGACGATCTATACCAAGCTTGAATCCATCCAGCCGAACCAGAGCGGGTGGACGATCTCGACCAAGCTGTACAAGAGCACGACCGAGGGACAGCTCGGCACCGAGGTTCCGCTTGCCACGATTCCCCAGTGGGCCGAGATCACGCCGGAGGTCCCCATCATCGGAGATGTGTGTCCGTTCACCTACATGGCGACCCCGTGGGCGAACAACCAAGACTTCAACTCAGCCCAAGGTACCAGCCTGTTCCGCGACGCGATGGATAAGCTACAGGAGCTTGACCGTACCTACACGAACCTCTGCTGGGAGATTGAATCTGGAAAAGCTGCAGTGTTCGTGGATGACAGTATGATTGAAGTGGATCCGGCGACGGGAAACGACAAGCTCAACCCGCTTGAAAAGCGCCTGTACCGCAAACTCTCATCCACCGAGGGCAAGGATTTGCTCGAACCGTACAGCCCACCGTTACGCATCGAGCAGCTCAACGCAGCGCTCAAGACCCAGTTGTCCATCGCGTGTATGGCATGCCATCTCGACGCAGGGGCTTACGTGTATGACCAAGCAGCTCAGGCGGTGACAGCAACAGAGGTGCGCACCAAGCAACAGCAGACCTACGGCACGATCGTTGACATTCAAGACCAGATGATCCGGCCATTTGTGTCCGAGCTTGTGGACAACGTTCGGGCGGTGCAACAGCTGTACGGCATCGAGGCGATCCCCGACGAGATCCTCCTCGGATTCGACTTCGGCGACAGCATTCTCGTGGACGAGCAGAGCGATCGCATTAACGCACAGAGCGAGGTCACAGGCGGGCTACGTTCGAAGCTGAGCTACCTGATGGAGTACCGGGGCATGAACGAGCAAGAGGCCCTTGCAGAGATAGAGCGCATCAAGGCCGAGACTCCGGTAGTGAGCGGATTCTTTGGAGCGTGAGGATGGTATTCATAAACGACCTGTGCGCAGACATCGGACCGGGCGGGCTTTTTCCGCTGTTCGTGTCCTACCCGATCGACAGGATGAGCGACGACCAGCTGGAGAAGATTCTCGACGAGGAAAGCATGCATATTTTCCTTGCCGAGAGGGACGAGCATCTCCTGTATTGGCCGGTGGAGATAAAGCATGCTTGACGACTCCGTGCTCTTTGCACTCGAAACCGAGATAAACCGCATCTACGCAGAGGTCGAGACCGAGATGGTGTCTGCTATTGCCAAGGAATTGGCCAAGGGTGCAAACGCGTCTCTTTCCCCGATCGCATGGCGCACAGAGAAGCTACGTCAGATGGGACGGCTTGAAGGCAAGCTGACCGACCTACTCCGACGCAAGAGTAGGGAGATCCAACCACAGCTGGAAGATTCCATCATCCGGGCGATGCTCGGAGCTGGCAAAGAGGACGACATGGTGCTAGCGCAGATCGCATCGGTCAAAGCGCAGATCAAAGCCGGTACGTTTGTCGAGGCATCAAAAAGCACGGTGTTCGAACAGTTGTCGAATGCCGCGATCGCCAACGCACGCACAGGATTGAATCTCACCAACACGCAGGCGTTGCAGGCAGCATCCGAGATATGGACCAGCGCGGTCAACTCGGCTTACGTGAAGACGCTCACCGGATCTACCAGCCTCGACCAGGCGGTGAAGCTGTCGGTGCGCGAGATGGGCAAACAAGGCGCATACGTGACCTACGTGTCCAAGGCTGGAAGGATGACACGAACCTCACTCGAGGTCGCTGTCAGGCGCGACGTGGTGACCAGCGTAAACCAAGCTGCAGCTGAGATGACCATGGGCCGGTGCGATGAGTATGATCTCGATTTGGTGGAGGTCTCCGCCCATGAAGGCGCACGACCGGAGCATGCACTCTGGCAGGGTAAAGTCTACTCCCTCCACGGCAAGACGCCCGGTTACGAACTGCTTACCGTGGCAACTGGATATGGGACAGTGGAAGGGTTGGCGGGCGCAAACTGCCGCCATTCGTTCTTTCCCTATTTCCCCGGCCTCTCCAAGCAGACTCAGGACATTCCCGGAAAGCGCGAAAACAAGGCCACCTACGAAGCGACGCAGAAGCAACGGTACTTGGAGCGTTCCATCCGCAATGCGAAGCGTGAGGCCTCGGTTTCTCGCTCTGGTGGCGATCTGGAAGGAGCTGCAAAGGCAGAAGCCCGCGTGAAGGCCTACCAAGGCAAGATGCG